GCTTAGCGAGTGCAGCTAACTTCCGGAGGGTGAGTTCTTCGCCCACCTCTGTCATGGCGGCTAGACAAATTAATGTATAGACGACAGACTGAACCGGAAAAGTAGTTGCATTACCCTGACCGGCGTACTTCTTAAGAGGTAAGTGGGTTTCCCCTACTTTTACCTCGCGAGTGCGACAGCCCATGAGAGCCGAGAGGTATCTCGGTCTGTTCGCGAAACAACTTTCAACTAAGTGAGTTGAGAGTCTATCGCTAGCAGAACTCAGGTCTATCGTAACCCAGTCACCGGTACGGGAGCCGGCCAGTGCCAATCGTTGATTTGGCCTCTGGTCGGTAAGTGTCAAACTGTTTTTGAGCACCCGACAACGTGTTATCTCCTTGCGGAGATGCTCGTTTAGGGCTTGCTGAACAAACTGGTTGATCAGCGGCTCGACAGTGATAGTCCTTAGACTAGAGTAAGTCTTCGGAACCGTCACCAGTTTAGCCACTTCACTAAGCTTGGTGTTGTCGACATAAGGTACGAGGTTATCTTCTGCGATAAGTCCGTAGGACAAATCGTATCCGATACTCTCCAGCCTTGTATCTAAATCAACGAGATACGGCAGCCATTCGACCCACTTCTGGTTCGAACTGCAGCCTTCGACAACAGCGCCTGGGCCGTGCTTCCCCGGTAGGAACTCCCACAAATCTAATGTGGGAAGAACCAATGAGGAAACGCGGGTCAAGTGTTCACGACGGAAAGGAGCAAGCTCCTGAACTTCGTTATCACAAGACGTGAAAGTCCCAACAGCCTTCTTCGCGAGAATCTCTTCTCGTTCTGGAGTAGTTGGGTATTTCCGCCAGAAGAAAAGCAGCTGCCTTAGAAGTGAAACCTCTAAGGTGCAGTCTTCCAATAGCTTCCCAGTTATTGGATCGAACACTTTACAGAATACACCCGAGAGAAGTCTCGGGATCTTCATCTTCCTGGCGAAGCCAGGAGGACAGGTAAACGTACCGGTGGATAGGCCCCGATCAAGGGCTTTCCCTAAGGTACAAAGGGCATCGGATAGGAATCCGAGACCCTCGTGTTCGAAACGCGCCTCGAGCGTGACAAGGTCACGCTGTAAGCCTTCAACGCTAGGAAGGAACCTCTGGAGATCTTCCAGGAGGCTCCTAAGGACTTGAACGTGTGGACTCTTCGTCGAAGAGTCCACCCTGATCAGGCTTTTCATCTACTCCTCCTTGAGGTAGTGGATCCTGAAGCCTGGCCTCGCCATCCGCGCGTGCTCGATCCT